TATATACTAATTCAAATATAAAGTTTGTCATATCCATTGCTTTAACTGTAGCAAGGTATTCTGTATTATCTTCAGGTAGATTAAATTCTAATATTGCTTTCATTTTGTTTTATTTTACATTGTTTACATAATAATTCTTTAGTCGCAGGACCTGTAGATATAATAGTTCTACATATATTGCAAAGCATAGCACCTCTGCCATTGTTAAATTTATGAATTGGTTTCATTCTTCATCTGTTTTAGGAATACAATCACAATAATTTGTATGACCGCAATAACATTTAGTTTTAATTTCCCAATAGTACTCACATTCTAATCCATTGTTAGGTGGTTTACAAAAATACGATTGTCTATATTTACTTGGTTCTGCTTTATATCTGTAACACGTTGAACTTAGTTCGCAGTTGTTACCACTACACATTGTTATATCTGGCATAATTATTTATTTAAATTTTTATAATAATTTTTTAATTTTTCAATCACACTATCATAATCTTCATTTATCCATTCAAATATTTCAGCAGATGAATAAAAATAAATTTTACAATATCCTTTTGATGTTTCACCTCCTTCTTGAATAAATTTAATATCAGCAGTATCTATTAAAACTCTAACATTTTTATTATTTACAAATTCTAAAAAAAATCTATCCATCTTATTGTTTATATAGTTTACTTAATTCTTGTGATACTTCCTTCCAGTGTTCTGTTTGTTGCATTGTTCCTGATACTAATGTTCTATTGTATTCTATTGGGTATTTATCATATAGTATCTTTGCTCTTTCTTTTGCTGATATGTAACCATCTTTAAGTTTCATATAGTTTTCTGCTCTTTCTTTGTGTGTCATAATTTTTCTATTTCTTGTTTAACTTGTTGCCAAAAATGATATCTTTCTCTTCCATATTCTGTAGTTCTATTTGATAAAAAATTATTTAACAATTCATCAACTGCTATTAACGCACATTGTTTGGCTGTGTATAAACTACTGTTATGGTATTCATCATAACTATTACCATAAGCCATTTTATCCAATAATTCTTTTGCTTTTTCTTTTGGTGTCATAAGTTTTTAATTATAATTATAAATCCAGTTATTAATATTATTACTGCTATCCACGCTGTTACTTCTACTACTATTTTTTCTTGTTTGTTTTTCATAGTTTTATGTTTTTATTCATTCTATAAAATGCTTGTAGTCTATCGTTTATTATTTCATACTGCATTGTTCCGTTTGTTTCTTCTAATAGATTGTTTAAGTTTTCTATTATTTCATAGTTATATTTTTTTGTTTGTTGTTGTTTCTTTAGTTCGTTTTTTAGTTCGTTGTTGTTAAATCTTAATGTGTTTATTTGTTGCTGTAATGCTTCTGTTTCTGTTAGTTCTTCTATTTGTTTGTCTACTTCTATAAAGTGACTTAAAATAGTATCTTTAATTGCTTTTAAGTCTTTATTATCTTTACTGTATACTTCATACATTCTTAATGCGTGTATGATTGTAGCGTGATTTAAATCTATTGTTTCTCCTATTGATTGTAATGTTTTATGTGGCTTTAATTGTTTTAATATATTGCAATATAAACTTCTTATTTCAACTGTATTTTTCTTTCTTGTTTTTATGTTTATATCTTCGCCTGTTTCTTGTAGTATTATTTCTTTTAATCTTTCTGTTATTTCCATTTTAAAATAATGTTTGTTGTTTATGTATATAATTATCTTTGTCTGATTGTAAAACTTTTTTAATTAATTTTATGCTTTTTGAATTTAAAAGTGTTTGTAAATATTTTTTAAGTAAATAACTATCATCAAAACTAAAATCATATTCTATATTGTTTATCCTTGTTTCAATACTTTTAATTTGCCTTGTACTTTGTGTTGAATTTCTTAAAAACCTACCGTTAATTCCATTTCCATTTATTTTTATTATAAATGGATTTGCTTTTTTAATAAAATTTTTATTTGTAAACCTATCGCCCTCAAATATATTTACACCATTAACATTTTGCAAATAGTCATCAACACTTGTCATTACACTCATACTTAATTTATCACTACCTTGAAAAATGCCAGAATCATATTTTCCAGTTATATTTATATAACCATTGGTTTTATAATGCAATTGACCAATACGGTAAGAGTCGTTACATTGAAAACTTTTAATTATATTTTGCATTATGTAAGTTTTACCGACACCACAATTTCCAATTATTAATATATTTACTTGTTCCATTTTAAAATAATTTAGTTTGATTAGTTACTTTTTCTATGCAGATTCTTTCTGCTTGTTTTTTGCTTAATAAAAAACCTTTATCGGTTCCACCTTTAGAACTTTTAAACCCATCAAACAATGCAGGTTTATTAAATTCATAATATTGTTTTAAATGTTTGGTAGCAAATATATAAAATTCTTGTTCATTACCTATTACATAAAGCCAACTTTGATTCTTGTAAATACCACTTTCATATTTTGTGTAACCATAATCACGTTCAATACTTATAAATAAATTACCAGTTTCAATAAACCTTTGGTCATTTTTAATTTCAATACCTTGCCTGTTTTCACCCTTTTCAAATTGTTCTTTTAATAAAGTGTAATGGCTTAAGTTAATGTTTTTTTGTTTGCAGAACCAATCCATTATGTATGATTCAAATTCAAATCCTTTTTCTTGTTTTCTTTGTGTTGTCATTTTTATAAATTTAAGTATCCTGTTTTATCCATTTTCATTTTTAATAATTCTTCTACAGGTTGTTTACATTTATACATATATTCCCTGTAGTATAATACAAAACTAATGCGTAACCAATTTTGTTCTGTATTAATAAAATCTGTATTTCCGTGCCATTTATGCACATCAACAAAAAGTATATCAGTGTTTTGTAAATCTATTGCAACTTTATATTGTGGTAAACAAAAGTAACCACCAGTCCAATTACCTTCTCGGTATGCTATTAAGTTACCAAATCCATCAGGGTAATCACCTGCATCTTGATGAACTGCTGTTCTAAAGTTTTTATTAACTGTTACTGTAGTAAAAGATGTATCACCTATAACATAGTTTTGATTTGTACCTTGTGCTATTGCTTTTTGTTTTGCATAATGGTCAGGGCAAAGTTCTTTATATTTGTCATCTATAAATTTAACAAATGGAATACCTGATTTATATTTATCAAAGTAATTTTTAGCGAAAGCAGTCTTACGACAATATTTAACCATAGCTCCTGAATCCATAAAACCTACGCTACCTGATTCAACTTTATTACCTACAGTTATATTACTAACTGAACCATCTTTACGGATACGTTTGTGGCTGCTACCTGAAGCGTAACCCCTGCTTTCTGTTACTTCAATACTATCTTTAAATGAATTAACACCTAACATTAATGTTTCCATTGGTATTGCATTTTTTCTAAAGCTAAATAATAAGTTACCATTTAAATCATAGCCATCAGCATCTTCTGTAATTAACAGGTCGTAATTATTATCATTAAGGTATTTTCCTTTTAACTTTTCTGCTTGATCGTCAGTTAATTGCTTTTTTAATTTATAGGTTTTCATATTTTTCTTTTAAAATAATTAATAATAAATCGCTTAAATTTCCTTTTTGTTGGTATTCTATACCAAATTCTTTTTTAATACCTTTTTTACATAACGATTTAAATTGTTTTAATTCTTCTACACTAAAGTAAAGCATTGTAGTAGTTATTTCTGTGTTGTCTATTGGTGAATTATCTGTTCCCCAATCATCTTCAAATAATTTCATATTTATTTTTTTATTAGCTTACCACATAAAGGCAAGATTTCTGTTAATAATTCAGTGCCTTTTTTTATTTTCTTTTTTCTTAATATTAAATCTTCTGATAAAATTTCTTTTTGCCTACCTAAATAACCATAAACTTCCCTGTCTTTGTCACATACCATAGAACCAATATATTTTTTTTCTAAGTTGTAATAATCTTTTGAGTAACCTATTGTTTCAAATTCCATTTTGTTTGTTTTTAAATTATATGTAAATTTATTATTTATTTTTAAAATACAAAATTAATTAACATTTTTTTAACTTTTAATTAGTTCTTAATTTTAATAAATTATAACATTCAATATAACGCTGCTTTGCTTTGCCTTTATGTATAGTTTTAAATAATTCATAAACTCTTTTTGTATACCTGTACCTTGATGTACAATCAACAAATAATTTTTCAGCATACTTTTTACCATAACCTTTGCAATATTGAACGTTATCTGCCCCATCACCGATTATCATTTGCTCATAAAAGTTATACAATGCTTCTTCTTCTGATATATCATACACGCATTTGTGTTTATAATGGTAATTATAAATTAAACAAGGAAATTGTCTGTAATCTTTGTCAATAGAAATTATCATAACATTTTCCCTACCATATTCTTTAGATAAATTATACCAATATCTTGCTACCATATCGTCTGTTTCAACTCCGTGACCTACTATTGAATCGTAATTGTCTTTAACAAATCTATGCATTTCATTTAACAATGGCGGTAAATCTATTGCCAATCTATTTGCTTTATATTTTGGTGATATATATTTTCTAAAATTACCTTTAGAACCTGAAAAAACTAATACTTTTTCAATTTCATAAATATCTTCTAAATAATTTATAATACTCATAAACCCCTCTTCAAACTTATGTACTGATTCTTCTATATTAAAATAGAATTTTTCATCACTATCATTTTCTTTTCTTTTTAAACAACTTGAAAATATCAAACTATCTGCATCAAATAATACTATCATTAGTTTACTTCTTGATTGTTAATTATTAACTTTAAAATATGATTATAAACACTTAATTCACGTTCAGTACTGTTAATTATTACAGTTAAATGTTCGTCGCTTATTAAACTTTTACCGCTTATTAAATCATTAACTGCTTGATGTAATTCTCTATCCAATCCCATTACTTTAGATTGTATTTTTATTAATGCTAATTCGTTCATTATCTTATTTTTATATTATCTAAATTTGACATTGTTTCATCGTAATTTAATACTTGTTTTACTACTTCATCATAAGCATC